TTGAACAACTTGCGTTTGATTACCTCCTCCTGTAACATCACCAGTAGATGCAAGTAAATTATCTGAGTTGTTAAGTGCAAATGCATCTTTTCCTGCTAATAATACTCTATTCCCATAACCACTCCCACCAGTTCCTTCACTCATTAAATCATCCGCCTTAGTTATACTATTTAAATATGCTATACCCGCGGCAGCTGCTGCTAATGCAACTATTGTTCCTATACCTAAAGTTGATGCTGAAACTCCTACTAAAGCTGCTGCTGCTTGTGCTACTTTTATTCCTAATAATATAGTATCCTTAGCTATATTTTTAACAATACCAAACCCCTGAGCAATAATAGCTGCTAATTTACTATTTTCAAAAGCAAGAGCTATTCCTTTTAAAATATTAGCTGCTCTTTCTTTTACTAATTGTAATTCCATAGCAGCATTTTGGAAACCTAGCATAGCTAAAATTTGGCTACCTAATCCTAATTCTAAACCTTTAGCAGCTAATCTTCTTTCTTGTATACCCGCTGATATTAATGATGTAACATTAATAAGTTTATTTAGAGCATAAACCCCCCCAATTAATTTTAATAATGTTTGAAATTTATTTACCATTACTGCTACATATTCAATTCCTGTAGCTAAACCTGATATAAAAGGGGATAGTGAAGATGCTATATTAACAAATATTTCTTGTGCTTTTCCAAGAGATTGATTAAATCTTTCTTGAACACTATTAGCTTGTAATTGATCTAATAATTTATCATTTCCTAATTTTGATGCGATTTGCTCTTGACTAAGACCTTGTTTTACAAGTTGATTATAAGCTTCTTGTGAAGTTGTTGCATCTGTGCCTAAAGCAGCTAATGCTTCTCGTTCTTGTAAAGATTTTGCTAAATCATCTCTACTCATTCCTACGGCTTTTGCTAATGCTTCTTGCTCTATTCTATTCATATTTGTAAAATCAGCTGCTGATCCTACTTGGGTTGCTATTTCTTCTGCTACTCCTGCTAAATTATTATTTAAAGCAAATTGCCTTGCTTTTTCTAAACTTAAATCTTTATTTAGTAAAAGTTCTGCTTCTAATTCATTTGATATAGAAGATTCAAAATCAAGTAAGCTACCTGCTATATTATCTACTTGAGATAATTCCATTCCAAACTTTTTAGCATTAATTGCTGCTTTTACTAGTTCAGTTGTTGAGTTACCCATACTTAACTGAATAGATGCTGAGGATTTTGCTATTTCTTCTACAATTTTTTTCTCATTAATTGCTGATTTATTTTGACCATTAAAGGCTGCAGCGGTACCTAAAGCATTAGTAAGTATATCATCAGTAGACTTTCCAGTTAAAAGAGACAATTTAACAAGTTCCGCTGCTGAATCAGCTTGGTATCCTGCTTGTTTAGTTAATTCTAATTGTGTATTTAATGTTTCACTACTAAACCCTGCTGTAACAGAAAAACGATCTGCTAACTGACCAAAACTTTCATTTAAATTTTTAGTAGTTACAAAAACATTTTCTGAAGTTTGTGAAATAGCAGTAAATTCTTTATTTAAATTTCTACTTTGATTGTAGCTAATTCCTAAATTTTTAGCTAAATCACCAGTCATTTTGTCTAAAGCCATAAAGCTTTTTACAATTAAACCTATGGTAACTTCAAATATTTTTAAGGGTGTTATTGATTTTGCAAGATTTGAACCTAAAGATTTTGCAAATTGAGTATTAGCACTAAAAGGTTTACCCAACTGGTCTGCTTTTTGACCCAGCATTGATGTTTCCATTGCTGCATCATTAATAGAGGCAGAAAAGTCTCCAAAACCTACTTTTTTTAATGTAGCACCTAATCCTTTTACTAGGCCAGAAGAAAGTCCAAATTCTTTATTAATTCTATTATTAACATTTTCAATATTTTGGTACTCTTTTAATAATAAATTAGCATCATTAATTTGAGAATCTATAGCTGCAGTGCTTTCACCTTGGCTACTTAATAAATTTCTTGCTATCTCTAAATTAGACTTTTCTGTTTTAGCTTTTTCTTGAAGTTTCTTTAAGGTATCAGCAGTAAATGTTTTTTCTCCTTCTCTTATATCCCTTAAATCTCTTGCTATGTTAGATAACTTATTTAATGAAGATTTTTGTTGGTTAACAGCAACATTTTGTTTTTGTAATTCTTGTACAGATTCTTTAAAAGCAGTTGCTATATAACTTAAGTTATCAGAAGTTGTATCTAACTCATCATTAATACTTCTAAGAGTTCGTTGCCAGTCAGAAAGAGAGGCTCCAGACTTAGCTAATTGTGCTGCTATGTTTTTATAATAATCAGCAGAATCTTTAGTAAGTTTATTGCTTTTTAATTGCTCAGCAATTTGTTTTTTTATTTTATCTGTATCATCTGCCATCTATAATGTAATGTTTATTATAAATATTACTACTTATAACTTGTTTTACCTTTATACGGTTTACTTGCTTCAGAAAATGCAGGGGTATTAATTTTACCGTCAGCATTAACTAAATTTTTAGTCCCCTTACCTCCGTTTTGGGCATTATCATAAGCATTTTTTTCTTCTTTATAATATTTATCTATTTCAGAAAAAGTATACTTACGAAGCCATATAGGCATATTATAAACAGTAAAATAGTCATAACCACCTTTCCCATGAAAAAGGATTTGATGGATTTGGGAAAATAATGATATTCTAAATTGAGGAGCAATGTTAGAGGTCAGGCCAAAAAAAGTTTAGTCCAATAGGGACTGTTACCTCCTCTCCTGAGTCCAAAGTATGTCTTAAATCAACATCTGGTTGGATATGTCTAATTTCATCTCTAAGTGCTCTAGAATCTCTTGCTAATAAATAATTATCAACAAAATCTCTAATTGTTTTTTTCTCTGTATCACCATTAACTGATAAAATCATAAATTTTAATCTAGTAGATAACTCAGGGTTTGCGTTTTTA